CTTATTAATATTGATGGTCAATTACTTACTGTCAAAACATTATATTTTATTCCTGGTACTGATAGGATTTATGTAGGTATGGCCACAGCAGGTCATACTTACATAAACTATCCTATTGAAGAATTAATTCCTTATTTTAAAGAACAAATCAAGTTATGAGTAAAACAGAAACACAAGAAAAATTAGTTGAAATTGCTAATCGTATCCCACCAGGTGATAATTGGAAAGTTAGTAATGTAAATGAAGTTCAAAAATCTTTAACAGACGCTTTAGAAGCATGGTTTCAAATGGCTACTATTAAACCAAACGCATTTAGATTAGATTTGGCTGCTGGTAAAATTTATGTTATATTAAATCAAGAGGTTGAAATCAAAGAACCAGAACTAAAACGTTACAACATATATGGCGATTATTAAAGAACATACTATTTTCGTAGAAAAATACAGACCCAAAACACTTGATAATTATATTTGTGATGAACAAATTCGTGAGAAAATTCAAGAATTCATAACTAATCAAGACATACCTCATTTAGGTTTCTTTGGATTACAAGGTTCAGGTAAATCTACATTAGCAAAAATATTAGTTAATAGTATTGATTGTGATTTCATCTATTTGAATGCTACTGAGAATAGGGGTATGGATGACATTAAAGAAAAAGTAGGTTCATTTGCTTCTGCTCGTGGTTTCAAACCATTAAAAATTGTTATTTTAGATGAATCAACTCATATTTTACAAGCATCACAAGTGTTGCTTTTGAATATGATTGAAACATATAGTTTAACTACTAGATTTATTCTAACAGGTAACTATCCAGAAAGATTAATTCCACCACTTAGAAGCAGATTACAAGAATTTAAGTTAACTCCACCATCTAAAAAAGTAGTAGCAAAACATATTTATGGAATTCTAAATCAAGAAAACATTGAATTCCAACTTGAAGATTTAGCCGCTGTAGTAAATAGTTCATATCCTGATTTTAGAAAAATTATTAATGATTGTCAAAAGTACATTATTGACAATAAACTTACATTACCTACTACTTTAGGTAAAAATGAGGATGTTCAAAGTAAAATTTTAGATGAATTAAAAAAACCGTCTACTAAAACATTTAATAACATTAGACAGATTATTGCGGACAATGATGTTTCTTCATTTGAAGACGTTTTTAAACACCTATATGAGCATACAAACGAATATGCTGTTGGGTGTGAGGGACAAATAGTAGTTATTATAAATGAATGTCTTTATCAATCTAATTTTAGAGTAGATTTAGAAATTAATTTTATGTCTGCTATTTCTAGAATTATTGAAAATTTAAAATTAAATAAAAGAATATGAAAAACAACCAAATGAATCTAAACATTGACTTATCAAAAACCACATCTGTAGAAACTGCATCAGGTTGCAAAATTTGGAGTCAAGGAGTTATTATCCGTAAAGTATCTCGCTTTGTAGTAGGAGCTGATGAAGACGCTCTTATTCCAATTCCTGTATTTTATGATGTTGAAAGTGGAGAAATTTTACTTGAAACATTGCCTAAGGAATTAAGGAAAGAATATGGCGGTGACACTGTTTGATTGGCTTAAAGAGATAACAGGTACTAAAAAACAATGGTCTTCATTTAATGAGGATGACCAGAAGCAATTTAACCCTTATATGGTTCATAGATACATTAGTATGTATGAGCCTTATATTGATGTTGTAAATTTCGCTCAACTCTTGCCTCAAAATGATAAAGAAAAAATATATAAATTTTACTGCAATATGATTCCAAAAAACAATATATGGTTAAAGTATATAAAAGGTTCAAAGAAAAAGCCTAATGAAACAATACTTAAATATATAGCAGATTATTATACTATTTCATTAGGGGAGGCAGAAGATTATATTTATATTCTTAAAAAAGAAGGTATAAATCATATTCTTGAGAAATCAGGAGTTGATGAAAAAGAAATTAAAAAGCTATTAAAAGAAATCAAATGACAAAAAACAGTGACTTAGGAACTATAGGTGAACATCCTAAAGTAAGAACAATTATTGAAACAGATTCAATTGTAGACTCAGTTATTGATGAGCATATCATTAGAGCTCAAATGGGTAAAAATAAATATAATAATACTTTAGATAGAACAGATTTATCAGTATTAGATTATTTACAACATGCTAAAGAAGAAGCAATGGATTTAGCTCTATATCTAGAAAAAACAATTCAAATGCTAAAAGGTAAAAAATAAGTTTTGACTAGAAAGAAAAAAATACCCGCACTTGTAAAACAAATCAAAAAACATACTCTAAAAGAAGTCAATTATGCTTTTGAAAAAGCGATTTCTTATAGTCAAATGTCTATGTTTTTGTCTTGTCCACATAAATGGTCTTTACAATATAGAGACGGTTATTACACATCTGAACAGTCTATTCATATGACATTCGGAACTGCAGTACATGAGGCTATACAACACTATATAACAACTATATATGAAATTAGTGGCGCTGAGGCAGACCGAATTGATTTAGAAGCATATTTTGAAGAGCGTTTTAGAGAAACATATTTAAAAGATTACAAATCAAACAAATCCACTCACTTCTCAGATCCAGTTGAAATGAGAGAGTTTTATGAAGATGGTTTAGCTATTTTAAATTTTGTAAAGAAAAAACGAAGTGGGTATTTTGGAAAACGAGGATGGTTTTTAGTAGGTTGTGAAGTACCTTTATTACTTACTCCTCATCCTGAGTTTAAAACTATTTTATATAAAGGCTATTTGGATGTTGTTTTGTATCATGAACCAACTAACACTTTTAAAATTATAGATATCAAAACATCTAAAAGTGGTTGGGATGATAAAACTAAAAAAGATGAAACAAAACAACTCCAACTAGTACTTTATAAAAAATTTTATAGTCAACAATTTGGAGTACCTGAAGACAATATTGAAATAGAATTCTTTATTGTTAAAAGGAAAATATGGGAAGAATCTCCATATCCAATTTCAAGAATTCAAGAATACACACCAGCAAGTGGTAAAGTAAAAATGAATAAAGCAACTAACACTATTAATTCATTTATAGAGGAAGTGTTTAATCATGATGGTTCTCATAAAAAGAAAACATTTGAACCAAATCCTAGTAAATGGAACTGTACTTTTTGTCCTTTTAAAGATAAAAAAGATCTTTGTCAAGCAGGTGTATCTTCATAGACCTACGTATATTTATATATAACAAATAATAAAGATTATGACAAATAAAAAAGATATGACCTTGACCTCTGTGAAAGTACAGAGTGAGTTATTCGAACAGTTTAAAATTAATTGTGTAAGGTATAAATTTTCTTTACAAAAGCTTGCTGACCGTGCTATTCATTTATATATTACAGATGAAGAGTTTAGAAAAAAAATGCATTCACACAACAATTTAGACATTAAAGATTAAAAAAAAATTTTATGAAAGATAAATTTGGTTATTTACCTCCTGATAAGAGGAAAAAGGTTTTGCTTATCTGTGATGACATTAGAGTTCATTCAGGTATAGCAACAGTTGCAAGAGAGATTGTTATTCATACCGCCCATCATTTCAATTGGATTAACATAGCAGGAGCTGTTCAACATCCAGAAAAAGGACAAAGGTTTGATTTAAGTGAAGATACAAACAAGAATGCAGGTATTGAAGACTCATCAATATTTTTATACCCAGTAGATGGATATGGAGATGCTGAGCTTATTAGACAAATGATTAAATTTGAAAAACCTGATGCTATTATGTTAATCACTGATCCTCGTTATTTTGTTTGGTTGTTCCAAATTGAAAATGAAATCAGAAAACATATTCCTATTGTTTATTTAAACATTTGGGATGACTATCCAGCTCCTATTTACAATAAGCCATTCTATGAGGCATGTGATGTGTTAATGGGTATTTCAAAACAAACAGTAAATATCAATAAAATTGTTTTAGGGGATAAAGCAGATAATAAAATTCTTAAATATATTCCTCATGGATTGAATAGTGATATTTTTAAACCACTAGATAAAAACACTCCAGAATTAAAAGAATTTAAGAAACAACTTTTTAAAGGTAAAGAATATGATTTTGCTTTGTTGTTTAATTCTAGAAACATTAGACGTAAACAAATTCCTGATACAATTTTAGCTTACAAATATTTCATTGACCAATTATCAGAATCAGAAGCTAAAAAATGTGCTTTAGTATTACATACAGAACGCATTAGTGAACATGGTACTGATTTAGATGCTGTGATTGAATTA